ACCAATTTTAGTTTTATATGGTAAATTTAAACTTTTAATAAAATAAGGTTTTTTTTCATAATTAACATTAGATTCATATAATGATTTACGAAGTTTTAGTTTAAGCGTTTCTAACTTTTTATTGTAGTTGGTATTTGTCTTCACAACAAAACCATTTTTTTTGAATTCGTCAACTTCTTCATCTGAACAATCTTCAATCCATTTAATATCAATATCAGTAAGTTCTGTTCCAAATTCACCATCATCGTTTATTTTAGTTTCACCACGATTGGCAAATGGTATTAAACCGTTTTCTGGTATTTTAAATCCTATACTTTTCATAATTTATTTTTTAAAAAATTCAATTAGTTTTATTTTTGGTAAATTCAAAACATTAATTATTTTAAAATCTGAACCATCAGTATTAGTTAATATAATATGATATGATTCGATTTTAAAATCTGTTTTAATCACAACTCCAATATTATTTACATCCTCTTTGATTAAGAAAAATGGTTCAAAATCTTCTTTAATATCAGATTTATATCTTTTATAATTATATACATCATTTTCACCAATAATGTAAAAATTTTCAAAGTTTTCAAATATTGTACAAATTTCTCCAGACGTAATTATAACATCTAAGTTAAATTCTTTCATATGATATAAGACAACTTTATTCAGTGTTTCATTATGCTCAAGTTGAGTAATTCCATCAGTTTGATACCATTCGTAATCCCATACATAATCGGGTAAAATATTAACTTTTTTTTCGTATTCCTTAAATATTTTATATTCAAGTCTTTTTAATAAGTTTTTCATAATTTGTTCATTAATTGTTCTGTCATAGTAACAGTTATTTCTTCTTCAGACATTTTTTTATCACCTATTATGGTTGATATAATATCTTTTTTATTATTTAACATTGACCACATTCTAGTTGATATTGTGTCTTCAAACAACTGGTAATAAACATTAACATCATTTTTTTGACCAATACGAAAAGCTCTATCCTCAGCTTGTTCATTGTCGCCTGGAGCCCATGAAAATGAATTAAACACAACCACAGTGGCTTCAGTAAGTGTGATAGCAACACCAGCAGATTTTATATTTCCAATAAAAACTTTTACTTTTGAGTTTTTTTGGAAAGCGTCAACAGATTTTTGTTTTTGTGTTGTGCTCATTGGTCCGTTGTGAGTAACCGCTAATTTTCCAAAATACTCAGCCAGTGCTTCAAGTTCGTTTGTAAAAGAAGTAAAAATAATTACTTTTCGACCCATGTCTATTGCATTTTCTACCATTTCAATTGTGTGTGGAATAGCAGCTTCAGCAATAAATTGGCGTAGCAAAATAAGTTCTACCAAATCTTTTTGCAAATTACCATTTTTTTTACCTTCAGTTATTCTTTTTTGTAAATAATCTTCCCATAACCCTTCATATTCTAACCATTCTGAGTCTGATAGTCTATGATACATTGGCGTGATAACCTTATCTGGCATATCCAAAACGTCTGTTTTTAAACGTCTAAGTATTATATTTTTGGTTTTTGCAGCTAGTTCATCCAAATTGCTAGCACCATCTGTTAGCCATATTTGTCTTTTTTGGCCATTTTTAAGCGTTCTGAAGAATTTTTTTCCGTCACAATATCTAACAGCATAGTGTTTCCAATTTTCAGCTAGTGGAGACTTTATTATGCGTAACAGATTAAAAAAATCCATCGGTCTATTAGCAACTGGTGTACCAGTTAATAACCAAACTTTTGTCACATTGTATTTAGTGCAAAGTTCAACCATTATTTTACCCCTTATGCTATCATTATTTTTTAAATAATGTGCCTCATCAATAATAACAAGGTCAAAACCAGCGTTTGATAACTCTCTTCTAAGTATTTGTTGTGGTTCGCCTTCATTTCTTTTTTTACCATCAGGCAGGGTGTAAAAGTTTTTAAGAATATCAAAGTTTATTATGGTAAATTTTGCATGGTTCCATTTTTTACCTTCTACAATAACAGTATCATCACAAAAAACATTTATTTCACGTTCCCAATTTATTTTTGCTGAAGATGGACAAACAACCAATATTTTTTTAGCACCACTTTCTAGAGCAGCTATTATTGATTGGGATGTTTTTCCCAACCCCATGTCATCAGCCAACACACAACCTTTTCTGGATAGTAAAAATTTAATACCTTCTTCTTGGTGTTTATATAATTTTTTACCGCTTTTTGATAAGATTTTATTGTATTTTTCAAAGTCCACATCAACACTTATCGGTTCAAAATATGGGTCATCGGTTACTTGTGTTTTTGGTAACCAATACATTTTAGATTCTTTTTGGTTTTTCTTTAATTTACCGTATACGTGAAATGATTTATCTGTTTCAGCTAAAATGAATTCTACTAATATTTTTTCTGGTTCGAATGATAAATCATCCAATTTTTTTAACTCTTCACCCAAGTATTTTGTAATACCAATAATTCTATTTATAAATAAAGGTTGGCGGTCATGATTTTCAATTATGTATTTTGATTGAGTTTCGGTTAAAGAAATTTTTTGGTTTTTTAAATATTCGTTCTTTAGTTTTAACAAATAGGGATTTATTCCATTGTATGTTTCTAACAATGATAAAGCTGAATGTCCTTTTATGTCATCAAGTGAAATCAAAATTGACTTTATTTTTAATTTTTTATAATTATAACTAAATATAATAATTTTTATCCAATAAATCAATAGAAAACCAACTATTAATTTAAAATGAAACTATTTATATAGAAAACATAAACATGAAAGATAAAAAAATAACACCTATAACTAGGATAAATAAAGAATTCCAATTGTATGGTCTTTATTGTCCATATAATGGTGAATTAAGATACATTGGTGTGACAACTGGTTTATTATCAATAAGATTATCTGGTCATTTGAGAAACCCAACAAATGGTAAAATAGCTTTATGGTTTAAAGAATTAAAATCAAATGGTAAAAAACCTGTAATAAAATTAATAAGAGAATACGATAGTTATGAGGATTTGTTAAATGCTGAGATAAAAGAAATTAAAGAAAATAGAAAAAAAACAAATAAATTATTAAATATTGCTGATGGTGGTGATATTAATCAAATGTTTGGTAAAACACACACTGAAGAGTCTAAATTAAAAATTTCATTAAACAATAAAGGATTGAAAAGGACTAAAGAACAGAACGAAAAAAGAAAAGAATTATTAACTAAATTATGGGATAACAAAGAATGGTCTGAAAATTTAAAGAAAAAAATGTCAGAAAACATGATTGGAAACAATAGAGCTGTTGGTTATAAACATTCAGAAGAAACAAAAAAAATGTTAAGTAATTTACATAAAAATAATAAATATTCATTAGGTTTCGTACATTCTGATATTACAAAATTAAAAATGAGTCAAAATAACTCTGGTGAAAATAATCCAATGTTTGGTAGAACTTTACCTAAAGAAGTATTAGTCAAAAGAAGCGAAAAGGTAAAAAAAGAAGGTACTTTTAAAGGTAAAAATAATGGAAATTTTAAATACGATATTAATAAAGAAGAATTAAAAGAATTATATTTATATAAAAATTTAAAAATATCTGAAATAGCTAATTTATATGGTTGTCATAGAACAGTTATAAGTGATAATATTAAAAAGTATGGAATAATAAAACAACCATCAAATAAATATAATCTAAATATTGACGAAATTAAAAACTATATTAAAGAAGGTTTAAATTTAGTTCAAATTGGAAATAAATATGGGTGTTCAAATAAAATAATACATAAATTTATAAAAAAACATGAAAGATAAAAAAATAACACCTATAACTAGGGTAAATAAATTCTTCTCTGAAGAAGATTTTTTTTTTTAGAAATCAGCATGGGTCGTGAAGCTATTGAGGGTGATGGAAATTTTACTCTAATTCTTTATAGAGTTGATAGGCAAGTGACTGAATATGATGGTATCTATGGTGAAGCTACAAAAGACGGTATTAGATTTTACCCACCTGTTGAGCTTAAAGTAGTACCTATTTTAGATAAGCCAGAGAATCAAACCTATAATTCAAATGGTAGTCTTAGGCATATCCAAGATGGTAATTTAACATTTGGTATTTATACTTCTCAATTGGATGAGTTAAAAACATCTATTAGTTATGGTGATTATATTGGTTACCCAGTCACTGAGACTGAAATAAGATACTTTAGTGTTGCTAATGATGGGATAAAAAATTACGATAACGAACATACTATTATGGGTTATAAGGGGGCGTTTAGAACTATCGTTTGTGCACCAGTAGATAATACCGAGTTTCGTGGTATGTAATAAACATATTTATTAATAAAAAAAAATATCATGGCAGTACCAAAAGGTTTTAGAACCAACATAAACATTCTTAATCAAAAAATAGGACCAGAGAGGAGGCAAGAAATATTGGATGGAATTGCCAATCAAGGAACCTTTTTACCTAGAGGGGTATCTGAAGAAGATATGGACCAAGCTTTTGTTGAATTTTTGAAAGATGATGGTCGTGTAATGATTACAATCGATGGTGAAAGGATTCCAGTTATATTTTTAACGATTCAAAGATGGACAGAGTTTACAAAAACATGGAAATTTACTGATGAGTATAAAAATATAGAAATGCCTTTTATTACGGTTGTAAGAAGACCAGATATACAACAAGGACAAAACCAAGCTGGACTATGGAATATACCAGGTAATAGAACCTATACATACATGAAAATACCTACATGGGATGGAATAAGACATGGTATTGATTTGTATAAGGTTCCGCAACCAACACCTGTTGATATTACATATGAGGTTAGAATTTTCACAAATAGAATGAAAGATTTGAATAATTTTAACGGTCTTATTCAAAGGGCTTTTCAATCTAGACAATGTTATATAAACGTAAAAGGACACCCTATGCCATTACATTTGGAAGGTATTGGTGATGAGAGCAACATTGAGAATTTTGAAAATAGACGTTTTTATATTCAAATGTTTGAAATGAAATTGCTTGGATATTTATTGGATGAGAATGATTATGAAGTTATACCTACTATAAACAGAACTGTAATGACGTTAGAGTTAGAAGAAACAAAAATATTTAATGATGTTATTTTTGAACCTAAGTTGGTTAATAACGATGTTACTTTTAACTTTGTTTATAATGCTAGAGCAAACAACCAATTTACATTTACAGCTCAGTATAATGTTACATTTAGTCAATTAGTTAATATAGAAAATTTAAATAGAATAGTTATAACAGTAAACAATGTAACTATATTTGATGGAACAGTATTGGTAACACCATTTGTTTTTAATGCAAATGATGTTATTAGCATAAGAGTATATAAAGACTTCCTTAAAATAGGTAAGTTTACATTAATAGGAAATACATTCTAATGAGTACCCCAGAAAAAGGATATAATATAAATCAAACCTTCATAATTGAAACAAATGAAG